GAATACGCCGTTTGTGTCGTTGCTTGCCCTCCACGTATACAGGTCGGTCGCGGTAGCTACAGAAACATAGCTCGACAGGCTGTCCGACCAGGGCTGGAACCAGACGGCACCCCCTTCCTCAAAATTCGCCTCCAGGATGGGCTCCAGGACCTTCTGCATCTCGATCCCAGTGAAGCGCATGTTGAGAGCGTCCGACCATGTGCCGATGGGCAGGGCTTCATCTACTGTGTCATGGACTACGCCGTACTTACCGAATCCTCTGAGAGGTATGAACATCTCATGTACCCACGTGAATGATGTAGGTCAGGGCGTAGTGCGGCGGTACTGCCTCGTGGGCGTGCTCGATGCCATCGATGGTTATGTCGGTCTCTGGGTGAGTTAGACCAAGTGGACCGGCCACACCACCCGACATGTTTGTCTTCCCTGCGTCAGGTGGATTTTTCCCTTTCAACTGATAGTTTGGACCTGAACTTCCACCGATAAGCTCCTCACCAGCTATAGCAATACTGGCACTCAAAGGGCCCGTTGACTCCCCCGTAGAAACCGTAAGGTGAGAATGCTCTGGGAGGTTGTCGAAGGTAATATTGTGGGGTCCCAGAGTGAAGCTTGCCGTACCAGTACCATCACCACCGGGTGACGTAGTGAAGTCTCCCCCAGGCGTGTCATTGTCGGGGAATTGTGTGCCTGCAGCGATAGGAAACCGGTCACGGAAGTCTGGGACAGAGATACCATTAAGGGCACCTGAACCATCACAGACCGTCCAGCCGCCTGGTATGTTGCCGTTGAGAGCTTCTGACCACAGCATGATGGCCCCAAGGGGGACGCTTGCCGTACCGGCCTCCAGGTTACGGACACGGGTGAACAGTGCGGTGAATGTTAGTGCATCAGGGGGATCTGTATCCCCAGCAACATCGAGGGCTCCAACATTGTTGATCTCGCCATTCACTGCAGGGAATGCCTCCTTCAATGCCTCTTTTGTCTCCCGAATACGTGCCGCACCTTGGCCAGCGGCCTCCAGGTTGGTCGGGTCAGTAATGACCAGGTCTGAAATACTCATTAGGGTCTCCCGTCAGCGTACACGCTGGAAATTGTTGCAGTGCTACCTGAGAATTCAGCCAGTGCGTCCTCTTGAATTAACTCCCCAAGGGCCATATCGAAGGCCGGTTTCCATACTGCGGCCTCATTGGGCTCACGGAGGAACAGATACGCCTCTACAAGAGCCCCGTAAAGGTACAGATCCGGGGCGACAAGCAAGAGCCTGGTCGTAGATGCATCTGAACGCTCCGTTGTCGTAGAGGGCGTCCCGTCGCTCTCAGGTACTTTGTTGGGGTTTGTTGGGGTGGGCCATATCGCCATCTCCCCGATGGACTCGGTCCCATAATAGATCGCGTCCAGGGTAAAGGGCTCACCGTTGGTGATCTCACCCGTCTCCGTAGGCCATGGCAGTAGGTTAAGCTTTCTCTCAATTAATGTGAAGTAGCTCGCCTCGCCTGTCAGGCCATTGCCCTTGTAGACATTGAACCGCTGCGCCGATATGTTGGCCAAGGGGATACCATTGACCGTCAGGAGCTTGAACTCCCTGAAGTTGTCAGGTAACACGATGGGTGAGATGGGCTCTGGGGTGGTCAACTCGTTGATGGACAGGAGAAACTCATTCTCCCGGGTACGCAGCTGGCGGTATATCTTGCTCTCCGCCAGGACAATAAATTTTGGTATCTGGGTGGTTAAATCCTCCCGATCCAGCCAATCAGCAATATCGGCCTTCAGTTCCCCGTAATTCTTCATTTCGCGCTCCCATTAGCTAGGCATGACGATTGTGGATGATTTATTCACCGTTGTTACGTGGACATTGTGCAGCTTTGAGTAATCCCTGGACAGAAAGTGCTTCAGGAATTTGTCCTTCACCCCACTCTTTGAGTTAGGGTACTGCTTACCGGGTATGCCGCCATCATTACGAGCCCACTGGTCCATAGTGAAGTGGTTATCTGTCAACCAGTCGATCAGCATCGTCATAGGGATAGACCCGACGTGCCGCCATTCATTCGGGTTAGAGGCCTTTGTGGCATAACTGTGCATGTCACGTATTTCTTGGACACGCTTGATAGCAGGAGCAATATTCTGATGCTCCCGGCGAAAGAAACTACCATCCTGGGAAACAAACGAGCGGGCATAATCGCCCACCCGCTTGAGAAACCTTTCCTTAACCATTAGCTAACAGTTAGGTTGTTGGGGATGTTCTCAACCATGAAGTGAGCCCTAGTATTCAGACACGCTATGGTTGACTCACGCAGGATCTGACGGATGTCAGAGTCACCCTTCTTGCCAATCGGCCAGTCACGAGTAGCTCGCAGCACTGGGGTTGCGGCATAGTTGAAATCTATGCCCAGTATTGCGTTGTCACTGTCGGTCGCGGTGGTCATATTACGATCGAGCACCACGTCCAACTCTCCATATGTACTTACATAGCAAAATCTTATAAGCCAGTTCTTTATCCGGCTACTCAAACTTTCGTCTGAGGATGGGACTATATCTTCACCCCTGATGGGGGTACTGCGCTCGTGGGCCTTTACCGTCCGTTCTGGACTCCATGACCTAGTCTCTGAACCTTCAACCGATTCCTCGGAAGCTTGGCTGCTGATTGGCATATCTTTCGACTTAGCGTTCCAGCAATTCACAGTATTAGTTTTCACGCTCATTACTAAGCGGCGACCCCGATATAGTTAAGGTCAATGACATTGACGAGAGTTTTCTCGTTACGGATATCCCGTTGGCGACCGGCGGACAGTGCGAAGTTCGCAAAGTAGCCAGCGGTCAGGGGATCTGTCAGGGCGTAGCCCGGATTACCACCCGCCTTGTAGCTTGCCAGGTGGCCTGCAATAAGCAGAGCCTCCAGGTCAATAACCGTGGTGGCTGCAACCGCGTCAACAACGACCGAGGCATCCAGCTGGACAGGGAACGACGCAAACTCTCGCGCAGTTACCGAGTCACCAGCGATAGCGACCTGACGGCCAGAGCCACCCGCATCACCTACAGCGGCAGACTCTTCATCGTTGGCGATCTCTCCGTACCGTAATTCAAGTTGGTCAATCTGTTCTATCAGGTGGCTCTTTATCCACCACCCCCGCCTTTCGATGGGGTATCGGACTATATCTTCATCCCGTAGGATGCACTGCACTCGTGGGCCTTTACCGTCCCATGGGGACTCCGTGACCTAGTCTCTGAACCTTGACTACATTGCTGTAGCCCTTGGCTGCTGATTGGCGTAGCTTTCACTTTAGCGTTCCAGCAATTCACAGTGTTTATTACTCACAGCTTACGCCGCGAGAGCGCCCCAACTACCTAACGCCATCTCAGAATCACGACCATATTTATCCACGATTTCCATCGTGCCGGTAATTTCCGCGTCCTTGGTCATGATCTGGCAATAGTTCTGCAGTTCTGTGACAGGGACAGACTGGTCTGCACCCGCCTCCGCGCCTTCAACGGCTGCGTTCTTGGTTGTGGGCTGGAGTGCGTCTTCAGTCCACTCGTGTATCTTGCCCGTTGCCTGGATCGTCCGACTCATAGAGCAGAACGGGTTGTCGATTGGCGAGATGTTGTAAATCTCCATACGTTGCGAATGGGGCTCTTTATCCCCATCTCTCCGCCTTTCACCGGAGTATCGGACTATATCATCAGAAAACTTGATTCTGCCCCGCGCTCGTGTTGCTTCATCGGCCACTACATCCATTGTAAACGATGTGTTGGGCCTGTATGCATTAGTCTCTGCACCTTCCACCAATTCCTTGATGGCTTGGCTCAGGATTGGCATAGCCAGTGTTGTAAGCACCGCATTAGCTTTCCCTGAGTTCACGGGGTTTAAAGTGGACAAGGTTATTTATCCACCACATCTTCGGCTTGGCGAAGCTGCGTATAGGTGTCAAATCCGGCCATTATAATTTACTCCTGTCTAGCTGGAATCAGTTTTTAGCCGCGCTCCATCGCCAAACGGTGACGGTGCTTATCCGCGAAACTCCCGCGCTGGTTGGGCACGAGTGGGGTCTTGGCGTACTTACCACGAGCGTCCCGTGGTCGTTGCTGCTTACCCCTGTTACGCGGTACTTGCGGCTTGCGTTTTGTCTTGCTCTGGATGTTAGAGCCGGTCTCAGCGATCTTGCTGGCGGAATACAGTGCCTCAATAATTACAGGATCTGTAATCCGACTGAAGCCATTTTCGGCCATACCTTGAGCGGTGGCGAATTCCCTTATGCTGGCATATATCTCGTTGCTCCAGCCTGGGATTGTGCGCCTGAGTCTAACCTTTGCGATCTCAGCCTCTCGCTGCTTGACCGTCTCCAGTGTGCTCTGGCGATGCTCATCGAACTGGGCATAGGCGGCATCCGCCTGCTGCTTCATCGTGAACGCCTGCTGTGCCTGGGCCTGAACTTCCTGGATCTTCTCAGGGGGAACCTGAGACCAGTTTATGTTCTGAAACCGACCAGCGTTGCCGTCCATGATCTGTTTAGAAAACTCCAGCCTGTTACCAGCCTCGGTTAACTTGTCCTCCAGATCGAATCGCAGGGACATGTGATCCTGCATTGAGCGGGCATGTTCCTGTTCCATCTCGCCACGGTTTTCTCGGTCTGCTTGCGTCTCGCTCTGCAGATCCTTGTACCGGGTCTCCCAATCGTGTTGTTGCTCGCCGTCTTCAGGGTCTTGCTCGCCGGGTGTCTCGGTATCGAGGTCCGTTGAGGAGGGTTCCCCTTCATCGTCTTGCTCGTCCACGGCACCGACCGTCTGGGATTCATCCTGGTCGATGTCTTCTGATTCCTGACCATCCGCTAAGGGTGCCTCGTTGTCGAGATCCGTTGGGGTGACAGGCTCTACTTCGCCGCGTGCGTCCCTCTCCTGACTGAGCTGGGCCGTCTTACGTTCGGCAAATGACTGCTTTAATTCTACTAATCCATCCACAGTGTACTCTCCTCTA